ATGACTAAAGAATTATATGTTACAGATGATTCAGGAGTAATTATCGATGTTATAAAAGCTAATGATAAGTATGTAAAACTTTCTGAAGGAGATAAAGTAGTAAGAAAAGGTGTTTTACAATATTTAAATGATACTGTAGATATTAAATATCATTTTGTAAAAGTAAATCCTTGTGTTTATGGTGAAATCGCAAATAAATGTCCTATATTAAATACTTTAATTGGATATTTAAGTTACATGGATGGAAAAATATCTCATCCTAATGGTAAAGTTGTAAGATTAAAAGATATACCTAAAATTTGTAATGTTAGTGAAACTACTGCAAAAAGGCAAATTAAAACATTAATTGAATTAGATGTACTTCATAAGGTAAAGGGTAAACCTACTTATCTAGTTATGAATCCATATATTGCTTATATTGGTAGAAAAATTTATTTATCTCTATATGAAGAATTTAAATTTACTGAATATAAAAATTTAAGTCAGGAGTGGTCTAAATAAAATATATATTTGAAAAAAATATAGATATGCCTATATGTGCAATTAAAAATAATAGTTATATAGATTTTATTTCTGGTAAAGAATTAGAACTAGATAAATTAACATTTATTAAAAATTTAATTAAACATAATAAAGTAGTTATTAAAGAAATAGATTTAAAAATTTATGTAGTTCAAGAGTATATAATGCCAACTTATGATAGAGCATTTAGGGCATATAACTATTGTATAAATGGTATTTCTAATTATTTAACATATTATAAACAGCCAATTAAAAATGATTTTATTATAAAAAAGAAATTATTAAATAGAGAATATTTTCAGGAAATTATTTGGAGTGGTGAAGATGAATAAAATTAAAGATAATTTATTTGATCTATATACTTTAGTTCATCAGCATAAAGCATTATATGAATATTATCAGGAACATAAAAATATAAAAAATGAAAGTGAAATAAAACAAAGAATAGACTATATCTTAAAAAATAAAATCAAACAAAAAGATGAAGTGTCTACTTTGTTATGGGTTATAGGGAAAGATAAAAAGGAGTTGTAATAAAAATGGAAAAATTAAGTATTAAACAAAAAATAACATTAGAAGCTATTGAATGGTTTATTGATACAAACGGTTATAGTCCTACATTTCAAGAACTAGCAAATATTTTAGATTGTAGTGTGGGAGCTGTATTTAAAAAAGTTCTTTTACTTGAAGATAAAGGATATATATCAACCGTAAACGGTAAAGCAAGAACAATGAAATTATTAAAGGGGGTGTGTGAATGAGAAGTATAGAAAGAATTGATCCTTTTTTAGAAAAAATAGGTAAATTATGGAAAGAACAATGTCCTGATTGGAGATTTGGACAATTAATGAGTAATGTGCTTAATAGTTTTGATAGAGATCCGTTTTTTATAGAAGAAGATGAAATGATAAAAAAATTTAAAGAATATTTTGGAGTAAAAGATGATTAATGTATCTGACTATATCAAAATTGTTTTAAAGAAAAAGAAAATGAGTAATATTGAATTAACTAAGAAAATAAATGAAATTGAAACTAAACTAGGTAATAAGAGAACATCACCTCAAAATATTACTAATTATTTAAATGGTTTTAATACAATTACAAAAAAATGGTTAGTAAAGGTAGAGTGTGCTTTAGATTTACCTTTAGGAACATTACTCAATATGGTTTTAGAGCCAACATCAAGAGAAGCAAAAAAAGAAATAGATGATTTAATAAAGAAAGTAAGAGGGAAATAATGGAAATAATATTTAAAGAAGAAAAAGGAACATTATTTGGTTCTACAAAAATAATAGGTATTGGTAAAAGACAACCTAAATTGATATATGGAGACCAAGCAAAAAAATTAAGAGAAAAAAGTTTGCTATCTATTGAAGGATTAGCAAAAGAATTTGAAGTTAAACCAAATATAATTCAAAAAATAGAAGAACAAAAAATTTCATTGAATGAAAAATTATTTGAAAAATATAAAAATAAATTTAATGTAGAAAAAGATTATTTTTTTGATTTAGATTTAGAAACTTTGATTTTAAGTGGTGAAGGTCATATAATTAAATCATTTCCTACAAGTATAGAGTGTAGAAATGTATATAATGAAATAATGGAAGATTATTTTAATGCAATAGATAATAAAGAGAAATTTATTATTGTTGATTTTAATCAGAAAGAAGGTAAGTAGATGATAGTTAAAGCAATTTATAAAGATAAAAATAATAATTATTTTAGAGATAAAACAACAGCAAAGGAAATTCATAATCAAACAAAAAGATATTATGGTGATATTTTTGAGTGTGATGATGAAATAGCAAAAGAAAGAATTAAAAATGGTTTAGTTGTTAAAGCAACTAAGCAAGATATAAAAAAATATAAAGAAGAAAATAAATAGTAGCACTTTATCTTAAATAGAGAGAGTGATAAAGTGAGTAATATAAAAGTTGGAGATAAAATCCAATTAAAAAAAGAAATTAAATATGAAAAAACATTTCATGATATATTATTAGCTTTAAAAACAAATAAATTAAGTCAAAAAGAAAAATTAGTTTGGTGTAATACAATGCTAGAAGTATTAGAATTATGGTTTATTGAAGATGATTTAAATTCAGTAAAAAATGCTAAACAAAAATTAATACCTGTATTATACAGTCTTGTAGAAAAAGGGAGCATAGATTATATGTCTTCCTTTTTTGATTATTATAAAAAAATTTATTGTTTTTGTGCTAGAAGAGATTTTGAGTGTTTTGTAGATTATATAGAATGGAATCAACCTAAAAAAGTATTAGCTAATAGAAGAGAAGTTTTAAGACCTTATGTAGATGCTTTGAATAGAATTGCTTTTGATAAACAATTACAATATATTGTTGTTTCATATCCACCATCGATGGGTAAATCTTATTTAGCAACTTTATTTACTGCTTGGGGATTTGGATTAAGTATAAATAATTCTGTTATAAGAATGTCTTATTCAGATGAGTTAGTATCTGGTTTCAGTAGAACTATTAAAGGAATAATATCTAGTCCTGAATTTGCAGAAATATTTACATTATTTCAATTATATAAAGGTAAACCTTTTGAAGTTGAAAGAGAAAGCGACTGGAAAATAAAAAATGCTAATGTACCAAAATCTAATCATATAGCAAGAACAAGAAACGGATCAACAACAGGAGAAAGAGCTTCATTTGCAATTATATTTGATGATATGACTAAAGGCGCTGAAGAAGCTAATAGTGAAAGTACACATAAAGGTATTTATGATAAATGGTTGACAGAATGGTGGAATAGAAGGGATGGCAAGAATTGTAAGTTTATATTTGTAGGAACTCAATGGACTCCTGAAGATATTTTAAATAGAGTTATTGAAGATAGAAACAAAGTATCTTTATTAAAAGAAACTGATAATCCATATGTTATGGAAAGTGAAGATAAATCAACTATTGTAATAAGAGTACCTATGATAGATAAAGATGGTAAGACAACTTGTGAAGAAGTATATCCACAGGAAATAGCAGACCAAATTAAAGATACTACGGACCCATTTTTATTTAGTTGTGTTTATCAACAAGATCCGATAGCTCCTACAGGTAGAGAGTTTGCTTGGGAATGTATAAGAACATATATAGATTTACCTAATAATTTAACTAATAATTCGATGGCAACATTAGATACAGCAAGAAAAGGTAGAGATAATGTTTCAATGCCTATATTTAAAAATGATAATAATGGGAATCACTATTTAATAGATGCAATATTTAAGCAAAAAGCTATGGATGATTTGTATGATGAAATTATTGAAAAGATAATTACAAATACAATTACTATGTTAGTAATAGAAAACAATATAGATACTTCATTAAAAAATCTGTTAACTGAAAAATTATTAAATAGGGGTATTACTTGGTGTACTATAGTTGAAAAGTTTAATACAGTAAAAAAAGAAGAAAGAATAAAGAATAATAGAGGTATAGTTCAAAAACAAATGATATTTCCTGATAAATCATTAGTAAAGCCTAATAATGATATAGGTAGACTAATGGATAATATGACTAAGTATTCATTTGATAAACCTAATTTACACGATGATGCTTGTGATTCTATTTGTATGTATGCAAGTGAAATAATATTAGGTAAAGGGGCTTTATCTAAACCTATATCAATAAAAAGAATTTTTTAGTTTTATTATTGTGTTTTTTGTGATATAATATGATTAGAGGGTGTAATATGAAAAAAATATTATTTATCTTATTGATGCTAATAACCTTTAATGTTAAAGCATTGGATTATGTTTCAACTTTAACTGGAAGTAATGTTATAAATGCAAAAACAGAATCATATATTCCAGGTCGCTCAAATACAAGTTTATTTATTAATATAAGTAACTTAGAAAATATTGGTTATCTTGAGTTATATGTAAAATATGATAAAAATTTAGTAGGATTAAGTAATTGTAATCTGTTTAATTATGCAGGATCTGGATGTTATATTACTTCAAATAAGGAAGTTTACTTACATTACAAATATAGTGATGGATATGAAAAATATTTTAAAAAATATAATTTTTTTACAGTAATTTTTATGCCTAAAGATGAAACACCAGTATCAGGAACAACAACTGTTGAAGTTTATTTTAAAGATGCAAAAGATAGAGATGGAAATCCTATTTCGATAAGTTCTAGTAGTAAAGTTTATACATTTTCAAAAGGTGGTATGTATATAACTCCTCCAAAAGTGGAAGAGGAAAAAACAGATGAAATAAAAGAAGAGGAAAAAACAGAATCTATACAAAATAAAAAAGAGGAATCAAATACTGAAAAGACAAATGATAAAATTATTAAAAATAAAAAAAATCCTGAGCAATTAGAAACTAGCGCAGAAAAAACAAGTGACAATAATTTTATAAAGTCACTAAAAATAAAAAATTATGAAATAGATTTTAATAAAGAACAACTTAAATATGAATTATATATAAATAATAATGAAAATAATTTAGATATAGATATAGAACTCGAAGATAAAAATGCAAAATATGAAATTATAGGTTCAGAAGATTTAAAATCTAACAATTATAAGGTTTTAATTAATGTTGTTGCGCAAAACAATGATAAAAGAGTATATGAAATAGATATCAAATTAAAAGAGGTATTAGATAATGATCTTGATGTGCAAAATCAAGAATCTCAAAAAAACAAATTAAATATAAATAAAAATTATATAATTATAGGTGGGATAATAGCTTTTCTACTAATAATAACAATGATTATTGCTAAGATCATTGTAAGTAGGAAGGATAAAAAAATGTTTAAATCATTAGATGATTTATAATCAAATTAAGAATAATATTTTATTAAAACGAATTATGAATTCGTTTTTTTATATATAAGCATATATATATTTACCTTTTAGACCTCATAAATGGTCTTTTTTTTATATTTATTATATAAATATAGCGAGTAATCAAGTTTTTCCCTTCATTGGTTACTCGAAGTGCTACGCGGGAGCATAACCGTAAATTTATTTATAGTTGTGTTCCCTTATTTTCTTATTTGGGAACTTCCAAAAAAGAAATGTGGTGAAAGAATGGAAGAAATAAAGGATGAAGTAGTAAATGCTAAAATTCCTACTCAAACTATGACAAATGTAAGAGTTGGTCCTTCAGAAATGAGATTATTTGGTAGGAAAATTATATATGCAGACTATAAACCTGAAGAAATGAATGAAAATACTATTACTAAAATATTAAATGATGTATTTAGTGTTCATTTAAATAATTCATTAGAAATTGATTATTTAGAAAAATATTATAAAGGCTATCAACCAATATTAGGAAAAACTAAAGAAATAAGACCAACGATAAATAATACAGTGGTTGAAAATAATGCTTATTTTGTAACTGAATTTAAAAAAAGCTATGTTTTTGGAGAACCTATACAATATGTTCAAAGAGGGGAAATAGCCAATAATGAAGTAGGTATATTAAACAGTTATATGTTAGCTGAAGATAAATATCCTAAAGATACTGAGTTGGCTGAAAGTTTATATATATCTGGAATAGGTCATAGATTAGTTTTACCTAGTGAAAACGATGATAGTCCATTTGAAATAGAAAATTTAGATAGTAAAACTACATTTATAGTTTATTCAAGTTATTTACCACATAAAAAATTATTTGCTTGTACTTATACTAAAAATGTTAAAGATACTTCAATAATAGGAAGTATATATACAAGTAATGGTTTTTATACATTCGGTAAAGATAATTTTTCATCAAGTTTTGATGTTAATTTTGTTAAATATCATATTTTAGGTGATATTCCTATTTTTGAATATTATTTAAATAAATCGAGATTAGGAATAATTGAAATAGTAATGGATTTATTAAATCAATTAAATAAAGTAACATCTGATGAAATTGATGGTTTAGAACAATTTATTCAAAGTATTTTAGTATTTGTTAATCAAGATATAGATAAGGAAGATTATGAAGATTTATTAGATTTAGGTGCTGTTAAGATAGCTACATCAGATCCTAGTAGACCTGCTGACTTAAAATTGTTATCTAATAATATAGATCATAAAAATACTAAAGTATTACACGATAGATTATTTAATACTGCTTTAAATATTATTGGTATTCCAAAAAATAATGAAAAAGCAAGTGGTGGAGATACAGGTTCAGCTAGAGAATTAGGAGAAGGATGGACTATGGCAGATGCCAGAGCAAGACAAGATGAAATGGAATTTAAAAGGTGTGCTAAGCCAGAAATAAATTTAATTTTAAGAATTTGTAAATTGTCTCCAAACAGTGAAATAAAATTTTTATCATTAAAAGATATAGATCAAAAATTTACTAGAAATAAATCTGATAATTTCTTAGTTAAATCACAAGGATTAATGAATCAAATACAAAGTGGTATTGCTCCAGATGTTGCTATGACTACAAGTGGTTTATATAGTGATACTAATGAAGCATTTAATAAATCTATGGAATTCTATGGTGGAGTAGAAAATTGGATTAAATTATTTGTAGATAAAGCTAGTAAACAAATTAATGAAAATAATGAAAAAAAAGATAACAAGGAAATAGAAGATAATAAATAATCTTCTTCTGCTGGATTAGCTTAATTGGTAGAGCAGGTGTTTTGTAGTCATCAGGTTATCTGTTCAAGTCGGATATCCAGCACCATAAGTCGATGATGTAATTGGTAACATGTCGGTCTCCAAAACCGTTTATCTGGGTTCAAGTCCTAGTCGATTTGCCATGAGTCATTAGTTTAAAGGTAGAATAGTAGACTTCCAATCTATTGGTGTCAGTTCGATTCTGACATGGCTCTCCATCTGGTATTAGCCGAATTTGGTAAGGCTCTACATTTGGGATGTAGTGATTGGAGGTTCAAATCCTTCATACCAGACCATAATGCTCGTGTGTTGAAATTGGTAAACAAGACGGACTTAAAATCCGTTGGGTAATTCCTTATAGGTTCAAATCCTATCACGAGTACCATGATGTGTTGTGATAATGGTAGTCAGGTGGTCTTGAAAACCATTGGTCGTTGTTGGCTTGTAGGTTCGAGTCCTACACACATCGCCATGTACACTTACTCTAGTTGGTGATGAGGACAGTTTGCTAAACTGTTAGGTCGATTATTCGATACAGAGGTTCGAGCCCTCTAGTGTACGCCATTAAAGTAAAAACTATTAAATTAGTTTATATAAAAATTTGCTCATCATACAGAGCATAATTGTATGACACTCAATTGTTGGAACGTGGCAACTATAAAAGCGCAAGAGTGGGAAAGGTTATAAAATGAATGAAGTGATTGAAAATGTATTAAGTGATGAAACTTATGTAACAAATGAAGAAAAAGTAGAAGCAATAAAAAAAGGATTAGCAACATTAGTAATTCCTAAAGATAAGTATAACGATTTAAGTACAAGGTTAAAAACTAGTGAATCTAATTATTCTACTTTACAAAATGAATTTAATGATTATAAAAAGTCAAAAATGACAGAGGATGAATTAAATCAAGTTAAAGAAAATGAGTTAGCTGAAAAAGTTAAACAAAATAATATTAAAGCTAGTGAATTAGCAGTTAAAAGTTTGCTTTTAGATAATGGTATTAAAGTTACAGATGAAGATACTGAGTTAAAAGAAACTTTAGAAAATATAATTAGTGAAGATATGGATAAATCAATTAAATTGACTAATAGTTTTATATCTTTATTAAATAAAACAAAAACTAATACCGAAAAAGAAACAACAACTAAATTATTAAAAGATACACCTAAGCCTATAGGCGGTGTAGATAGTTCATCTAATGTTAGTAAATTAGAATCATTACAAAAAGAGTTACAACAAGCTATCAAAGATAAAGATGTAGTTAAACAAACTAGTTTAATGACTCAAATATTTCAAGAACAAAACAAACCTAAAATTTAAATAAAGTAGCACTCGTAATAAAAGGGATAGAAAATTTTATACGAGGTGAAAATAATGAACGGAACAGAAACTGTACAATCTTTTAATTGCCCTAATTATTCAGGGTTATTATATAACAAAGCAAATACTAAAACTCCATTTTTAAATATGATTAGTGGGAATGTAAAATATACTAATTCAGTTGAATTTGTTACAGGACAATATTTCTCTAGTGAAGAAGGTGAAATTCCTGAAATTAGTGAAACAGCATCATTAACTGCTCCTTCAGCATCATTCGTAACAAGAAATCAATTATCAAATGTTACTCAAATATTTATGGATGCTGTAGCTATTAGTTATGCTAAACAATCAAATATGGCAACATTAAGTGGAGTTAATTTAGCAGGACAAAGTGCTAATCCACAAAATGAATTAGATTTCCAAGTTGCTAGAAAAATGGAAAAATTAAAAAGAAGTATTGAAAAAACATTTATTCAAGGAAAATATAATAAAGCAACTTCAGATACAGAAGTTAATAAAACAAGAGGTATGGTAGAAGCTATTTCTACAAATACAAAAGATGCAAATGGTTCTAAATTAGACTTATGGTTAGTTAATGATGTAGTTTCATTAATAAGTAATGCTGGAGGAGAAATAGATAACTTAATTATCTTATTAAACTCTGTAAACTTATTACAATTACATGGTAATGCTATTGAATTAGGAATGCCTGTAGGAAAAGAATATATGACTTCTTATGGTATTCAAGTAAGAGATTTAATTTTACCAGTTGGAACAACTGTTAGATTAGGATTAGGTGAATTTATTCCTGAAGGAACAGCATTAGTTATAAATCCATCTGTTGTAGGACCAGTTGAACAACCAACACCTGGAAAAGGAAATTTCTTCTTAGAAGAATTAGCTAAACAAGGCGCTGGAACTAAGTATCAATTATTTGGGCAAATTGGATTAGACCACGGACCAGAATGGTATCATGGAAAAATCACAAATTTATCTACTGAATTTGTTGCTCCAACAGGTCAAAAAATTGTAACTGTAACTGAAGAAGTATCAGGGTAGTTTTATTAGATAGGAAGTGTATTTATGAGTCAAGAAGAACAACTAAAAATAATGAAATTAGAAATATTAGGTAATATATTTGATAATTCTAAAGATGATATCTTTATCATTATGTTAAAGAATGCAGAAGTTGTGGCTCTAAATACACTTTATCCTTATAATTTAGAAATTAAAGAATTGCCTAATAATTTTAGATTAAAAAATTGGCAAACTCGTTGTGCTATAGAATTATATAGAAAAATTGGTACTACTAATGTACAATCTTATAGCGAAAATGGTTTATCAGTAACATTTCTAACTGGATTAATTTCAACTAGTTTAATGAATGAGTTAATTCCTAAAGCTGGAGTTCCCAAATGATTTTAGATATTAAAGCTAATCCTATTGATTGGAATAAAAAAATATATATATCTAAAAAGTTAAAAGTTGAAGTTGATGAAGAAGATAATGAAATAGTTGTTTATGATAAACCAGAATATTATGAATTTAATTATCAACCAGTTAATTCTTATTCAGAGATAGTAGAATTTGGTGAAAAGTGTAGCATAATGAAAAAAATGGTAATCCCAATATCATATATAAATATGTTTAAAGAATTTGATGTAGCATATTTAGATGGTATAACTCCAAAGGAAGAAAAAGTTAATGGAGAAAATGCAAATTATAGATTGTTACCTCCAAGAAATGGCAATTCTGTAATTGTTATATATTTAGAAAAAATAGAAGGAAAGTAGGTGCTTTATGTATAAGTTCACAAATGGAATAGTTGTGTATGATAAAGCAATAAAAGAAAAATATATAGAATGTGGTTATAAATTAGTTACAAGTAAAACTAAAAAAACTAATGAGGATAAATCAAGTGAAACAAATAGCAATAAATCTATCTCCAAAAAGCATACAGGAAGCAACGACACAACTTCAGAAAATAAAAAATAGGTTTCAAAAAAATATTAAATTAGCTACTTATGATTTAATGAATCTTAGTTATAATTTAATGATAGAATTATTTAAAAATGCTAATTTATCAAATCATATAAATAATTTAAATAAAGAATTAACTGATAATGGTTATGGTTTTAGGCTTTGGACTAGTGATTGGATTGTTATATTTAATGAATATGGAACAGGTATTGTAGGTGAAGGAACTCATCCTAATCCTCAAAACTATCAATATAATATACAAACATCCTATAAAGATAAAAATGGTAGATGGGTTTATTATAATGAAGATATTGAAAGTTATGTTAGCACTTATGGTATGAAAGCAAAACACATGTTTTATGATCTTGAAGTTATGCTGAAAGATAAAATGAAAGAATTTTATTCCATAGCAACTCAATGTGCTATTAATGATGAACAATATCAAAATTTTAGAAATTCATTAAGAGGGTGATAAGTTTGATAGTAGAAAACATATTTAATAATCATATATATATAAATCTAAAAGAGTATGTTGAAAACAATTCAATATATAATCCAAAAGTAACAAAAAAACAACCCCAAGAAAGTAAAGTTTTTCCTATAGTACCAGTTAAATTATTACCAATAGAGAATAAATATAATAATTTATCTTATGGAGAAGAAACTTATTCATTTGGAATTGAAATAAATATATATAGTCAAGATAAATATACTAATAATTTAAAAATATCAAAAAAAACCGTTTGTGATGAAGTTACAAACAAAGTTATAGAGTATTTTAAAAATAATTATAAAGTATCTATAAAAGTAGAATACGATATGCCTAATATAGATTCTGATATTCATAGAAATTATGTCAGAATAACTGGTAAATTAGATACTAAATACGGAAATGATAAGTTAGTTATTTATCCTTTATAGTAGCACTTAAATTGTAAGGGAATTACAATGAGAGGTGAATAAAATGAATGGATATATTGATTTAGGAATTGAATTAAGAGTTAAAAAACCAACTGATGAAACTTATGCAAATCCAATTTTAGTTGCTGTTAAAGGTATGCCTTCAACAGGACAAGCAGGAGGAACAGTTGAAATAACAACATCTAGTGATCCAACTAAAGTATATGTAGCTGATAGACCTGATACTGGGGATATGGATTTTACATATAACTATACAGAATCTAATTTATCAAAAGTTCAAATGGTTTGTGATAATTCAACTAGAGATATTTTAATTAAGTTACCTGATGGAACAGGTGTTGAGTATAAAGGAACATTACAAACTTGGATTAATGAAGTATCTGTTGGAAGCGCTATAGAATGTACTTTACATACAGTACCAAGTGTATCTCCGAAATATTTAACTTCAGGTGAAGTTTCAACTAAGATAGCTACTGAATAATAAAAGAAAGAGGGAAAAACAATGAAACAATTAAAATTAAGAATTAATGATAAAGAATATAAATTAGAAATGAATAGAAATTCTATTAAGTGGTTAGAATCAAATGGATTTTCTATAGTAGATTTTGATAATAAACCTTTAACTTATTATGATTTATTATGGACTAGTTTATTCTTAAAAAATCATAGTGATGTTAATCCAAATTTAGCAATTAAATTACTTGAAACTTATGAAAAAGAGCATAGTGTTGCAAGTGTTATTAAATTTGCTATAGAAGAATATTCAGCTTTTATGAATGCCCTAGCCGATACAGAATCGAAGAAGAACGAAACCTTAGAAATAATAGAAATTTAAAAGAAAATCAAGAAGGCAAAAAATTTAAAAACTTAACAGATTGGTTTTATGATTTATTGCCTATGGCAATTACATACGGTATGTCTGTGAAAGAGTTTTGGGAAGATAGCCCTGACTTATTCTGGGCATATCGTTTTTCGTATTTTGAAAAAATAAGATTAACTCAAGAAATTAATAATTATAATTCTTGGTTACAGGGAGCTTATACATGCGAAGCTGTTCAAGTAGCGATAAATAATTGTTTTAATAAACAAAAAATTGAATATTCAAAAAAACCTTATGGGTTAAATGAAGAAGAAAATCAAGATACAAATAAAAAAGAACAGGACTTGTTGGCTATAAAAATCAAAAATAGAGTATTACAAGTTCAGGCAATAAAGGGCAAAGATAAAAGTAGCACTACCAATAATGAAAAAAGTTAAGGTGGTGAATATAAATGAATGAGAGTCAATCTTTAGAAGTAAAAATAAAATCTACTGCAGAAGATGCAGTAAATGGTTTAAATAAATTGTTAAATAAATTAAATTTAACAGGTAATGAAATTAAAAAAATTTCTACTAAAATTGATTCTAATGGTAGTTTAATCAATAGAACTATAACTACAGTAAATAAAAATGGTAAAGAAGTATATACAACATTATATAGAATAGGTAAAGATGGTAGCTTAGATAATGCAACTGTAAATATGAGAAAGTTGGGAAATGAAACAAATAAAACTTCAAAAATGGTTTCTAATTTATCTTCTGCTATATCATTAACTGCTTTATATTATGGTGTTAGAAAAATTACTACTACATTTTTAACATGGATGTCAGAAGCAACTGATAGAACAGAACAATTAAATTTATTTAATGTAGTTTTTGAAAATATAGAAAAGAATGGTGTTAAAACATTTTCTAAATTAGGAAAAGAAGCTATTCAATTTCAAAATAAATTAAATAATGCTTTCGGAACTAATTTAACTGATACCTTAAAATATCAAGCATTGTTTCAATCAATGGGTGAAAATGCAAGTATTCCTAAAGAGTATGCAAGTATTATGTCAGAAACTATGACTAAGTTTACATACGATTTAGCTTCCCTATATAACAAAACAGAAAGTGATGTTGCTGAAGCGCTTAGGGCAGGTGTTTATGCAGGTCAAACAAAACCTTTGAGGTCTTATGGTATTGATGTAACTCAATCTACAATGCAACCTTTATTAGAAAGTTTGGGAATAAATGATAGAACAGTAAAAGATTTATCACAAGGCGAAAAAGAAATTTTAAGATACCTTGCATCATTAAAACAAGCAAAAGTTGCTATGGGAGATTTTGCCAATACAATAGAATCTCCTTCTAATCAATTAAAAGTATTTAAAAATCAACTTACCGAAGCAAAAGTTGCTTTATCAAGTTTATTCATAGGTTCTTTTTCTAAAATTTTACCTTATGCAAATGCTTTGTTAATGGTTATAAAAGAAGTAACAAAAGCAATAGGAATGATGTTTGGCATAAAACTTGAAGATTATAATTCAGGAATAGCAGATAGTAGTGAAGCATTTACAAATTTGGAAGATTCTATAGATGGTGCAACAGACAGTGTAAAACAATTAAAAAAACAAACATTAGGTTTCGACCAAATAAATAATATTAATGAAAATAAAGATAGTGGTTCAGGCACATCAATAAATGGTGGTATAGATCAAAGATTATTAGATGCAATATATGGTTATGATAATGGTATGGATAAAGTAAGAATGAAGGCTACTGAAATAAGAGATAAAATAATGGAATGGTTGGGCTTTACTAAACAAATAGATCCATTAACATCAGAAATAAGTTGGAAATTAGATGGTTCTAATTCAACTATGGGAAAACTTATTACTTCATTAAAAAAAGTTGTTAAATATGGAAAAGAAGCTGTTTCAGGAGTATTTAAAGTTATAAAAAAAGATTTTGATAATGGTTCTTTTGGTAAAACAATTATTAAAGTATTTGAAACACTTGCAAATTTATTAAAATCTATTGCTAAAAGTAAAACTTCTCAAACTATACTTGCAAAATTATTAGAAACTTTTATTGAATTTAAAATTGTTAGTTCTATATTAGAAAAATTAACTTCATTTGTTAAAAAATTAACAACAGGAATAAAAGGGTTAAATGGTATCACAGGGAGTTTAACTGTTGCAATTACTGGAATAGCCACACTTCGAAATTCTATTGTAGGTATAGAAAAAGAAGGAATAAACTTTGAAAATGCCTTTATGGCTATTGGAGGAACTATTGCTACAGTTGGTGGCTCTATTGCTACTGGAACTGCTTTATTAGGTCCTATAGGTGGAATTTTAGGTGGAATTGCTGGTGGTCTTGTAGCTATTTCAACAGTAACTCAAGAAATATTTGATGAAAGCTTAAATGGAAGAATTTCTAATGTAAATGATTCATTACTAAATTATGAAGAAACAATGTCAAGTTTAGATGAGTCTAAACAAAAATATTTGGATAAGTCTTTAACTGAAATTGCTTATTATGAGGATTTATATAATGAATTAAAATTGATTACAGATGAAAATGGAAATATTCAAGATGGTTATGAAACAAGAGCTAATTTTATTGTATCAACATTGAGTGAAGCATTAGGATTAGAAATATCAATAATAGATGGACAAGTCCAAAAATATACCGAATTAGAGACTAAAATATATGATGTTATAGAAGCCAAAAGAGCTCAATATCTTGTTGAAGCTAATACAGAAAAATATAATACAGCTATGGATGAAAGAATTTCATTAGAAGAAAAATATCAACAAGCAGTAAAAAATACAAAAGAGGCTTGGGAACAAGCAAATCCAGTCTTTGAAGAATTACAAAAAGAATTTAAATTAAGTGATGAAGAGTTACAAAATTTTATAGATAACGGAATATTATCATTTAAGCATGTTTCATTAATGACTAATGGAATGAAAGATATAAAAGATTCTGCAATTAAATATAGAGAAACTTTACAAGAAGCTATTGAAACTGAAAATAAAGCTGGTGAAGTCTGGGCTAAAAATCAAAAAATAATTGGTGATTATGAAAATGCTTTAGGTTTTTTAGAAGAAAAAAATTATTCTGCAGTTAGTAAGATATATGAAGATACTATAACTTATCAAGGTAAAACTATAACTGAAACAGAGGCAAACTATGATCTTGCTATTGAAGCTCAAGAAAAATATTTAAAAAATTTAGAGGATAATAAATTTAATTATGATGAAGAATATTTAAAATCAGAAAAAAATAGAACTGAACAAAAAATAAGACAACTTCAAGAAGAAAAAAGAAGAACAACTGAAGAAATAGAAAACCAAAATAAACTTATAAAACAAAAGACACTTCAAGGAATTAATGAACAATTAGAAACCTTAAATGATAAAAAGTATGAATTTAAAGAAACTTCTGATGGTATGATGCAGTTATTTGTTGATGGTATAGCAGAAGGTAAACCTATTTCAGAAACAACCATGACTAATTTAGTAAATGGCACAATTCAAAAAATTAAAGATAAAAAAATGAGTGCCAAAGAAGCAGGGGAATATTTGTTAGATGGTGTTAATTTAGGCTTATCAAATAAGAATAAACAAAATAACTCATTTACAACTGCAGGAACTTTTGCTTCAAAACTTTTAGAAAAATTTAAATCCGTATTGGGAATAAAATCTCCTTCAAGAGAAACTAAACAAATGGGAATATATTTGTTAGAAGGTCTAGGTTTAGGTTTAGATGAAGAAAAAAGAAATACTTTAAAAAAAGTTTCTAATTTATCTTCTGAAATATTAGATGAAATGGATATGGATTTAGGAAAATATGTTTTTGATTTTAATAATCAATTATCATCTCCTAATATAGAAGGTAATATTAATCATAAAACAAGTTTCGATGTTGGATCTTTAATGGCAGACAAAATAAGTATGCAAATAGCAAATGCAATAAATAATAGACCTATTCAAATAGATTTAGAGGCTCACACAGATGAAGGTGTTGTAATCGATAGGATAAATCAATCAACAAGACAAACTGGTGTGTGTCCTATAAATATACCTTTTTAAAAGTAGCACTTCTTTCGTAAGGGAAAATGAAAGATGGTGAAATCATGATAAAAGAATTTGTAAATAATGGTTATAGATATGTATTATCTGGACCATCTTTAAAGTTATCCAAAGTTAAATTAAATGGTGTTGATATAACAAAATATTTATCTAATCAAAGTACAGTTAGTGAATATGATGTGTCTAAAAATAGTGGTAGAGATGTTACTAATGCTAATGGAGATATGATATTAAATGTTATTAATACAAAATATAGATTAGATTTAGTAACTAGACCACTAACTGAAGATGAATTAGTAGATTTCTTTGTCGAGATAAGAAAAAGACCTTCTCCTATAGAAGTAGAGTTTTTAAATCCGTTTGATAAAGAATGGAAGACTATTCAATGTTATAGAGGTGATAGGTCTGCTCAATCTATGCTTTCTTATATAATTGAAGGACAACTTGTAGAATTATATAATCCTATTTCTCAAGCAATTATAGAATTGTAGGTGAAGTATGGTTAGTGAAGATTTTATAAATGAATGTAAGCAAGGGGCAAATCATAATAGATTAGGTACTTTGAGTATCGTTGAAAATGATTTATATTTTGCTGAAAAGAATAATCTAAAATCCTTTTCTATTGATTCAGGTTGTTATGTAGATGGAAACATTATAGGTAGTATTTATATATCAAAACTATCTGGAGAGTTAATAAATGTAGAAGATACTAATTTATTATTAGAAAAAGATATAACTGCAAAAGCAGGTGTTTTATATGATGATCATACATATGAATATATAGATTTAGGTAATTATATTATCGAACATCCAGAAGATTTAAAAACCAAAAGTAAAGTAGAATTTACAGCATATCAAAAAATAGCAAAATATATAGATAATAAATATAATTGTTATCTTGATTTTGAAAATAAAGAAATAACATTAAAAGATTTATATTTAGATGTTTGTGAGCAATTAGAATTAAGTCCTAAAAGTGAAACATTTCTAAATAGTGATATACCATTAAAAAACAATCCATTTACTAATAATGAGACAAATAGAATAGTTTTGCAGACTATAGCAAAAATCTCTTGTTCATATATAAAAGTTGATGTTGTAACAAATCAAATTGATTTATCATGGTTTGATTATGAATCTGAACCAAAATATATATTTTATCCATCTGATTATTCAACTTTAGAAGGAGGAAATATTGCATTTGGTCCAGTTAATAATTTAGTTATAAAAAACAGTCAAATATCTGATGAAAATGTTTCTAAAAGAAATGAAGAAAGTATAACAACAAATGGTGAAAACTCTGTTGTAATAAGTGAAGATTATATTTTATATAATAGTGAATTAAAAGAAGTAGCAATAGAGAATATATTTAAAAAAATTGATGGCTTTAAATATGTAGAATGTAAATTAATTTCATACTATGGGAAACCGTTTTTGAATATAGGAGATAAAATTAGAGTTTATATAGATGATACTAATTATTTTGATACATATATATTGAAAAATAATTTTAAGTATGATGGTTCATTTGAAAGTACTATAGAAAGTCCTGTTTTAACTAAAGAGGAAATTAATAGAAAACAAGATATATCATTAGGACAATTATTAAGAGATACACAAATAAAAGTTGATAAACAAGAAGGAATTATTGAATCAATAACAACTGATATAAAGCAAGTAACAGATTTAGCAGGGAATATTTATACTAAAGAAGAAACAAATAAATTAATTCAAGATGCTGAAATTGGACTTACTAATAATTTTGTTCAGAGTGGTGGTAACAATATATTTAGAAATACAGGTTTATGGTTTTCAAATAATGGAGAAGAAGCTATTAACAATCCTTTTGAATATTGGGATGGACAAGTAGTTAAAGGAAGAAATGAAGATGCAAGTTGTAAAAATTCGTTAATATTACAGTCTGGAACATTATTACAGGATCAAGAAGTTTCAAATGGCATTTATACAGTTAGTTTTTCATATAAGAAATTAATTGAATTATCAAATATATCTGTTTTTATAAATGATATTGAATATTCTTTAGATAATATGCAAAATACTTCTTTCTATACAGGTCAAAAAAATGATAATGGCGAATATTTAGTTTATCCATTAGAAGTAAGTTCAAATCATATAAACATAAAATTTGTTTCAGATACTAATAATTCATTAGAGTTATGGGATTTAATGGTTAATAAAGGAAATGAAAAAGTAGTTTGGACTCAAAATCAAAATGAAACAACTACCGATAGTGTTAATATTTCAAAAGGTATTACTATTACTTCTTCTGATTTAGATGTTCAATTTAAAGCAAATGCAGATGGTATAAGAACATTAGATAAATTAGGAAATAAACTTACACAGTTTACTGATAAAGGGATGACTACAAAGGAAGCTACTATTGAAAATGAGGCTACTATTGTAGGTATTTTAAGACAAAGAGTAGGAGATCAAATATGGGATTCTTTTATTGGTTAGGGGTGATTAAATGGAATTAACTACTTCTTGGCAAAGGGTTGCAGAGGCTACTTATAACAATGTTAATGGAACTAATGTACATGCAAATACACGATTTTATTTAAAGCGAAGTTCAACAGATACTACTAATAATAGGCATACAATTTATTGGGAATTTAGAGCAATAGCAACTCCTGATAAAGATTGGGCAACATATTGGTATGGTTATTCAAAAAATTATAGTATTTATGATGGTTCAACTGCAAGAGCAAGTGGTACATTTAAAGAAGGTACTTCTTCAAGTGATGCAGTAAATAGATATGAAAGAGTATTAGCAAGTGGAAGTTGGACTCAAAATCATAATGCAGATGGTAAATGGAGTACTACCCTAACATTTAATGGTTCGGTTTACGGCACTGCTTATACAAGATATGTAGATATATCTTTACCTACAATTCCAAGACAAGCAGATATAAAAACAGCTCAAGATTTCAATGATGAACAAAATCCAACAATTACTTATGAAAACAAAGCAGGTAATTCAGTATCTTCATTACAGGCATGTATTTCATTGACTGGTTCTGCTGATGATATTAAATATAGAGATGTGTCAAAAACTGGATCTTCTTATACTTTTGAATTGACTGATGATGAAAGAAAAGTTTTACGAAAGGCAACTACTTCAAATAGTAGGAATGTATATTTTTATTTAAGAACTATAATAAGTGGTGTTACATATTATTCTAGTATTCAAAAAGAATTTAAAATAATTAATGCTAATCCAACATTCAACGACTTTGAATTTGAAGATATTGATGAAAAGACAGTTAGTTTAACAAACAATAATAAAAATATAATATTAGGATATTCTGATGTTAAAATTAAAATTTCTAATTCTAATAAAGCTGTTGCTAATAAAGAATCTTCTATGGTTAAGTATAGATTTAATTCTATTGATGCAACTTATAGTGATAGTGAAGATATAGAAATAACATCCAATAATATTAATACTGGCGATTTTATTGTTTATGCAATTGATAGTCGTGGAAATACGACTTCTAAAACAAAAAATGCAGAGCAAGTTATTTCATATTCTCCATTAAACAAAGGTAATATATCAGTATTAAGAGATAATGGAGTTTCAGAAGATGTTGTTTTAAGTTTTGATGGAACAATTGATTTATTAACATTTGGAAAAAAGTTAAAGAACATTGAAGTTGGTGATGATTTAAGTGGAAAAAATATTTATTGTCAATTCCCAGATAATTTAGGCGATGAACTTTTATATGATGAATATGGAAGAGTTGATGATATTCAATTTGTATATAGTTATAATTCGGAATTGGGAGCATTAACAGGATATATGCTTTCAGGATTGATGTATAGATCAGTAAGTGGTTTAGATTATCAATATGTTAGTGTAAATGATGAATATATATATAATAATGATCCGACTTTAGAAAATAAAACAAATTTAACTAGTTATAAACTACCAGATGATTTTGGTATTGTTACAGGGATAGATGAAGCATCTTCAGCATATAAATATATTTTTATTGAAGAAAGTGGAGTAACAAATTCAATTAAGAAAGCACAATATAGATATAAAATAGCAGGTTCCGATAGTTGGTCTGATTATGTTGATGTCGATTTAGAAATTGATTCTAATGGTAATTTTTCGTTTAATAATCAAATCAAAGGTGATACAGAAACTTATGGATTTGATATAAACAATGCTTATAGTTTTGAAGTGTATATAGAAGATGAATTATCAAGTATTACTTATTCAGCTACATTAGGATCAGGTATTCCTCATATTGCTTATGCAAAAAATGGTGTTGGAATAATGGGTAAATATGATGAAAGTGTTGGTGGTTTACTTCAAGTAGGTGGGAAAAAAGTTGGAGGTTCTGATGCTTACCCAGTGGGTTCTATCTATTTAAGTGTTAATTCTACAAATCCTTCAACTTTGTTTGGTGGAACTTGGGAACAAATAAAGGATAGGTTCTTATTAGCAAGTGGTTCTACATATAGTGCTGGTTCAACAGGTGGTAAGGCAACAGTAGCTTTAAGTACAGCTCAACTTCCATCTCATACCCATTCAATTTCTTCAAGTGGAGCTCACACCCATAAATTTACTGGTTATCTTCATACTTATGGTATACAAAATGACACTTATAAAGCAGTTTCACATATAAGGTATACTGGTGATGGTTCTAATGTACCTCCATCAATGGATAGCTCAGGGGCGCATACTCATACAGTTAATAGTACAGGTAGTGGTAGTGCTCATGAAAATATGCCACCATATTTAGCCGTATATGTTTGGAAAAGAATAGCATAAGAAAGCAGGTGAGTATGATGGAAAAGACAATGTTAAATATAGAAAAAGAACTGGGCGAACTAAATGGGAGTGTAAAATCTGCTCACAAAAGAATAGATAATTTGGAGCCAGTAGTAAAAATAATATATGAATTAGCAACTAGTGTTAAAGTAATGGCAGAAAAAATGAATAATATGAATTCTGATATTTCTCAAATAAAATCTAATATGGAAGAATATCATCAAAAAGAGCCAAACAAGTTATTGTTTAATATTAAAAATACCATTATTGTTGGAATAGTAGGAGCATTAGCAGGAGCTTTTATGGCTCTAATAATTAAATAAATATGGAAGGGAGAGTTATTAATATAATTCTCTCTTATTTTATTGAAAGAGGTGAAAATATGATTGAATTCACAAGAGGTGATACACTTGCTTTTAAAACTCAAATAACTTTTGCAGATGGTTCACCTATTAAAATAGAAGATATTAAAAGTATATATATTACATCAAGAGTTTTCCCAACTAAAGAATCCCCAGTTATATTTCAAAAAACTTTAGAAGATATAAGTATTGATAATGAAGGTTTTTGCCATGTAGTATTCCTTCCTATAGATACAGAAAAATTAGATTATAGAGAATATTATTTTGATATTGAAATTACATTGAATTCTGGTTTTAAGAAAACTAAATTGTATAAATTCAAATTAACTGAAGAAACAACAATTTTTGAAGGTGATTTAAATGGAAATTAATATTGGAAATCTAATTATAGATGAAGAAATTAATATTGGTAATTTAGAAATTAATGCTATCAAAGAATATCCAGAATTAGAAGATTTAGTAGTTATTCCAAAAGGTATAGACCAAAATTTCGTATCTAATAAATATGGTTATAAAAATGTTAAAGTAAATGCAATAAGATTGCAAGATAAAAAAATGACACTAAATAAAAATGGAATTTATACCATAAAATCTGATGATGAATTTTCTGGTTTAAATAAAGTCGAAATTACTTTAGATGCTATAGAAGATTTAGATAATGAATTAAATGCTTATAATGAAGAATTAATAAAACAAGAGTTAAAAATAGATGAAATTTTAGAATGTTTAAAAGGAAAAGGGATTATAGAACCGAGGGAGTTAAATGTAACTCCAACAAATGAACCACAAACTATCAATGGTGTTTATAACAAAGTAAATATTATTGGTGATGAAGATTTAAAACCTGAAAATATTAAATTAGGAATTAATGTATTTGGTGTAGATGGAACGATGGAAGCGGATGACTTTGTTATAGAAGATGTTGCTTATTTGTTTTATGGTTCAACAAGGTATCAAAAATATAACGAATTTTTAAAACACATACCAGAAGACATTTCAACTTTATCAAATTTCTTTTACGGTATAAATAGTGAAGCAAAAGCACAATATATTGACTTAAAAACTTTATCTAAATTTAAAAATTTAAAAACTGTTGAATCAATAATGCAAAGTGCTAGTGGTTTTATAGAAATAGATTTAACAAGTTTAGATATTTCTAATTGTGGAAGTATAAGGCAATTATGCAGAGAATGTTTTGGAGCAAAAAAAATAAATTTAAAAGGTTTAGTTCACAATAAAATAACAACTATACAAAATTTTGTGTATGGCTGTAGGGCTTTGACCGAATTAGATGTAAGTGAATGGGATACCAGTGGAGTAATAGACTCCTATGCTGTATTTTATGGTTTAGAGAATATTGAAACTCTTGACTTAGGTGCTTGGAATATGGAAAAATTATCTAATTTCGGTCAAAATTTTATAAATTGTTCAAAACTAACTAATCTAACTTTTTTCAGCAATTATGGAAAAGGATTTAATACTAATTCTTCTGCTAATTCTAGTTTTTATACTTTAGATTTATCAAAATGTCCTTTATTAAATCATGATAGTTTGATGGATGTAATAAATAAATTGTACGATTTGTATTTAACCTATGAAAATGCCTACGGTGGATATAAAACTCAACAATTAGTACTTGGAGCTAATAATATTGCCAAAATGACAAGCGAAGAATTGGATATAGCAGTTCAAAAAGGTTGGGTGGTGAGTTAATGAATAAAGAAAGATTACAAAATTATAACGAAACATTATATCAAAATAATCTATCTCTTGAAGATATTAATAATACTATAAATGAACTTCCTGATGTAAGTGCACTTATAGATAAATTTGAAATAAATAATTGTTATTATTTGTTTGCAGTTGGAGCAAGATTAGATTGTTTATATGAATTACTAGCCTTATGTAAAAATGTTACAAGTTGTTATTACATGTTTTATCATTCTGTGAATAACTTAACTGAAGTTGATTTAAGTAACTTTGATACTAGTAAATGTACTACTTTTTCAAATATGTTTTATAACTGTTCCTCATTAAAAAAATTAAATTTAAAAAATTTAAATACTAGTCAGGGAAAAGATTTTTCAAATATGTTTGGTAATTGTCATAATTTGGCAGAAATAGATGTTAGTAGCTTTGATACATCAAATGCGACACATATAAATAGTATGTTTTATAATATGTCAAAACTAGAATCATTAGATTTAGAAAATTTTAATATAAGCAAGGTAACAGAAATCGCAAATATTTTTAGTAGTTGCAGAAATTTAAAAAATTTAAATATAAGTAGTTTTGATTTTAGCAACTTGCCAAAAATATATTATATGATGCTAAGATGTCCTAACTTAGAAAACTTAAAATTTGGTACAAATTTAGGAAAAGCATTTGTACAAAATGAAAACAATTACTCCTATTATAAAATGGATTTAAGTGGTTCACCAAAACTAACATATGATAGTTTAATAAGTGTCATTAATGGATTATATGACTTAAATTTAACTTATGATGTAGCAAATGGTGGAACACTATATACACAACAATTTGTAATTGGTGCTGAAAATATCTCAAAATTGAATGCCGAAGAATTGAACTCAATAACAAATAGAGGATGGGTGGTGAGTTGATGAAATTATTTACATATACTAAGCCTAAAATGATAGTATCTGATGAAGGTAAACATATAAGAAGTGTTGATGATGTTTATAGTATTGATAAAGAAACAGGAGAAGAACATTATCCATATTATTCAACAACTATATTTGTGCCTGATACATTTACGGAAGAAATGATGAATGAATTATATATTGAAGAAAAAATAGAGGTGAAATAATGAAAGAAATATTAAAAAGATTAAAAAGCCCAGTAGTAATAGCACAATTAGTATCTATTGTAGCTAGTTTAATAGTTACTTTAGTTCCTGAGTTTCAAGGAACTATGGATAAAATTGTTTATTCAATAACAGTAATTATAAATGTTTTTGCTGGTGTTAATAATCCAACGGATCAAAATAATTTTTAAAAGAAAGAATGTGGTAAAATGGAAAAAGCAGTATTAAATGTAAAAGAATTAAAAGTAACTCAAGGAATGAATGGTAGTTATTCTCATAATGGAGAATTAGCAATAGATATAGGTTATGCTTGTGAAAACTTTAAAGCGCCTTTTACAGGTATCATAAAAAGAATATATACAAATACTAATACAGTATGGTTAGAAAGTATAGATAAAGTAAAATATGCAGATGGAACTGAAGATTATATGACAGTAATGACTACTCATGATAATAGTGTTACAAGTCTTTATGTTGGAAAGATTATTAAACAAGGAGAAGTATATTATCAACCTGGTGTGAAAGGCAAAGCAACAGGTTCCCATATTCATTTAGGAGTAGGTAAAGGTAAATTTACAGGTAATGGATGGACAAAAGGACAATATCAACCTAAGATAGATGGGTATGCTTATCCTATAAATAATCAATATGATATAACAAAAGCATTATTTATTCATACTGATGTGAAACAAACTAGTCCAATGTATGATTGGAAAGAAACTAATTCATATATATATGAAAAAACTCCTGCAAATCCAACTAATTTAAAATATGCTAAAGATGATAAAATTATTCTAAATGGATATTTATATAAAGATAGTTTTGGGAATGGTAAGGGAGCTAAAAAAAACAATTATAAAGGTACAATAACCATTGTTAATTCTAGTGGTACTAAACCTTATCATATAGATAGTTTAGGGTGGGTAGCTGAAAGTGATATTACTAAACAAGATAATACAAAATATCTTAATTTACAACCGAGTGTTAGTTCTTGGAATGTTTATAAAACAAATAAATATTATAAAAACAGTAATACATCTGATATTTTAATTAAATTAAATCCTAAAAAATATAATGGTCTTTCATATAAAATATATGAAGATATGGGAAATTATCATTTTAAAATTAAGACAGATATGAAAGGGTATGGATACATATCTGGGAATCCAAATAAGTATTCTTGCACAATAACAGAAAAACCTATTTATAAAAATGGTAATTATTAAAAAAAAGTTAGATTCCTCTAACTTTTTATATTGTTTGATATATTTTGAATTGACTTAAACTCCATTTCTTTTTGCTCATACAATTCTTTAATTTGATTATCATAATCAATAATAGCTTTTTCCCATTTTTTATATTTCTTTTTAAATAAATGTAATGGTTTATTTGATTCTGCTATAGATTTTAATCTTAACAATCTTTTTATCTTAATATCATAATATTCCATAGTTAATTGATGTTCTTTAATACATTTATGTAATTGTAAATCAATAATTTTGCTAGTTAATTGCATAAAATCACCCTTTGACACCATAATTATAACATAGTGTGAGTATTTTGTTAACTTCTTTTTTTGAAAAATAATGTGATAATTTTAATGGGTGGTATAGGATGAAAGAATATAAATTTAATGAAAACATAAAAGCAACAATTTGTAAAAATATAAAAAAATATAGAAATGAAAAAGATGTTAGATTAATGGATTTAGCAGAAGCAATTGGAACTTCTTCTGATTATTTAAGAAGAATTGAAGCAGAAAATTGTAACGACAGCATATCTATACCAATGTTACATAGAATTTCAGTTGTGTTAGATGTTAGTGTAGATAAATTTTTTGAAGAATAAAAATATACTATTGACAAACTTTAAAATTTTTGGTATATTTAATACAGATAGAGAGCAGTATTTGATTTATGCTAGTACAGGTAAATCATCTAATCTATCTTTTTTTTGCAAAAAAGTAACTTTTTATAAGTTACTTTTTTTATAACATTCTTCTAATTTTAATGGAATAGTCTTAATTACTTTTAAACCATATTTTATTTCTAATATTTTTTTAATATTATTTACTAGATTGTTTGATATAGGTATATTAAAATTTAAAAACTCTGTTCCAGTAGATATAATAGTATCTAATTGTTGCTCATATATAGCAGAATGATTGTAACCACTTGCAATATAAAAAGCTATTAATTCTGGAGCTATAAAACTATTAACAAAATTTTCTACTTGCTTTGAATGCTCAATAAAATTCTTTTCAAGAGGTTTATCTATATTTTCTTCTTTTAAAACTAAAAACAT